TTGATGAATTTCAAAAGTGGAAAGACGGAAAGCTAGATAAAGACACGGCAATGCCCAAAGCCCCTTCGCGGGGGCGTATGGCAAAAATCAAACCTAAACCAACCACAACTGTGGAGTTACCCGATGAATGATGCAGAACCAGGCGACCTGGCTACCGAAGCCAACGCCGCAACTGAAATGTTAGGAAGCGTTGTTTTCAACAAAGCTTTTGAAACGATGAACGCGCAAATTGTTGATCAAATTTTAGCTACGCCCCCAGAAGCAGATGCTGAGAGGGAGCGTTTATACAACATGTTTAAGGCCGGTCAGGTCTTTGTGCAGCAGCTTGCAGGCATGGTCAATAAATATGAACTAACGAAGACACAGGAACAGGTGTAAACTAGGAGAATAACCATGTCAGACGAGCAAACCGCACAGGACTCAACTGAATCAAGTGGTAACGACATTATTGCTAGACTAACGGCTGCGATGGAGTCCTCGCCAGAGGAACAAACCGAAGTACCTGAAGAAGAGCAAGAGGTGGTCGAAGAGACTACCGATGAAGTGATCGAAGAGTCGCAGGAAGTTGAAGAAGAGTCAGAAGAATCTGATGAGGTCGAAGACCCAACTGAAGAATCTGAAGATGAACCAGAAGCCGCACCTGAATATATAACCGAAGGCAATATCGAGATCGACGGCGAGTCCGTATCGGTTGAAGAGATTAAACTTGGTTACATGCGACAGGCTGATTACACCAAGAAGACGCAATCTGTTGCCGAACAGCGTAAAGCCGCCGAAGAACAAACGGCTACTTACGAATCCTCATTGAGCGCCCTCTTGACCGCTGCTGGAGCAGACCTATCACGGTTCGATAACGTGAATTGGGAACAAGCCGCAGTGGACAACCCCGATCAATACAAGCAAGCGAAGGCTATGTTTGAGCAAACGAAGCAGACGCACGATTTTATTCGCGCACAGGCTAACGAGCATCAACAGCGTTCTGAAAAACAGCAACAGGCGGCAGCAAAAGAAAGTGCCAAAGAAAGCCTGACTGTACTCAAATCAACAATCCCTAATTGGAATAATGACTTGTACTACTCAATTGGTGAGTACGCAACAAAGTCGTTAGGCGTGACCTCTGAAGAATTCAACGAGACCCACGACCACCGAATGATTACGGCATTGTACAAAGCTATGAAGTTTGATCAGGCGAAATCGGTTACGCAAAAGAAAGTAAAAGCGACACCGAAAAAAACTTTATCGGGCAAGAAAGCAGAACCAAAAGATTTAGGAAAAAAGGACAACTATCGCAAGTCGCGTCAACGTCTAAAAAATTCTGGCTCTATGGAAGATGCTGTTCAAGCCCTCTTGAACAAAACTTAACTTTTAGGTAAATAATCATGCCAGTAGTAGCTAACACTTTAAAAACTTACGACCAGGTCGGTCTAAAACAAGATATTGAGGATATAATTTACGATATATCTCCTACTTTGACGCCCTTTACTTCTTCAATCGGAACAGGCACAGCATCAGCCACGCTACACCAGTGGCAGACATCAGAGCTTGCTGCTGTAGGCGCTAACGCCGCAGTTGAAGGCGCGGATGCGGGCGCAGCAGCTAACAACACTACCACCATGAAAACTGCTAACACGCAGATTTTCACCAAGGTAGTTCAGTCTTCAGGAACTTCTGAAGCTGTAGAGAAGCACGGTCGTGATTCTGACCTGGCGATGAACGTGGCCATGAAAGGCAAGGAAATGCGTCGAGATATCGAACACGCATTCGTTGGCGCTGGACAGACAGGTACTGCCGGTAACGCAACTACTGCTCGTCAGCTAACCTCTGCTCAGAACCAGATCAACGCAGCGACAACCAACACCGCAGGAAGCAACCGAGCATTCAGCGAAGCATTACTGTTGGGTACTTTGCAGTCTGTATATGAAGCTGGTGGCGATCCTAACCAGATTCAGGTGACTCCATCTCACTCCGTAGTAGTAGCTAACTTTGCTGCTTCAGCAGGCCGTGAGCGTGACTTCAGCACTGGCACCAAGCTAGTGAATAGCGTGGATTTATATGTGTCGCCATTTGGCGAGTGTTCAGTGGTTCCAAATCGCTTCCTCCAAGCCAACTCTTGTTTGGTACTTGATACCGAATATTGGTCACGCGCAGTTCTGCGTCCAATGCAGACTATCAACCTCGCCCGTAACGGCGACAGCGAGAAAAAGCAAATGATCACTGAGCAAACTTTGGTTTGTGAAAATGACAAAGCGTCAGGTCTTATCAACGCGCTAACTGCTTAAAGCAATAAAACTGGGTGGCCCTTCGGGGCCATCCTTTTATTTATTTAGGGAGGTTACAAATGCCTGGTTTCTCAACTGGCGAAATGATCGCAAATGTTCAACACGATCAGAGCGATGACAAAATCCACATAAGCCACAGTCAAGACGTTAGCGGAATTCTTGAAGCCAATAAAAAGGCCAGAGAACAGGCTGAAGGTCAGCGCATGGGCGACTTGGTTCGCGTAGCGACCATACCTGATGTGGTGACTGTTGAGTGGATGCAAGAAGGTATAAACGTCATGTCTCCGAATAAAGAAGACCTGGCGAGAATGAAGAAAAAGCTGAACTCACCAGAGTACGCTTATTTACGCACAGGCGGCGGCAGACTATGAGTATGACTACTTATAACGGCCTCAAAGCCTCAATTGCTAATTGGTTAAATAGAACCGACCTAGCAACGGAAATACCAGATTTTATTCGGTTGGTAGAAAGTCGAATAGCACATGAAGTTCGGATACCAACGATAGAAAAAAAGGTCATAGTGACTATAGACTCAGAAGGTAAGTCTACGATCCCTTCTGATTTCTTAGAAGTGAAAGATGTTTTCTACAACGACAGACCGATACAGCGTCTAAGTGGAACGCAACTTCGATCATATGTGCAAGACTCTGGGACACCCCAGTTTTTTGCGCGTGAAGCAGGAAAACTTTTGTTTTTTCCCACGCCAACACCTACGGCAAGCGACACCTTGGAGATGGTTTATTACTACGAGGTAGACGCGCTGACTGACTCCGATCAAACAAACGTCCTTTTGCAAACTATTCCAGAACTATATTTATATGGTGCGCTTGCAGAAGCAGGTAATTTTTTAGGCTCGGACAACAGCAGATGGGAAGCAGGATACCAGAACGCTTTTAGTCGCATGATGGCGCATCTCCGTTACAGCGAGTTTTCGGGAGCAACACCAGAAGTTGGGAACGGATACTAAAATATGGCAGGTTTTTACGAGAATATATCAATCACAACTGTTCAGGAAGCGGCAGAGGTCGATGCGTTAGAATACAAAAACGCGGCTGCGGAATCAGCGGCATCTGCCCTCGAATCAAAAAACGCGGCAGCCACATCAGAATCAAATGCAGCCTCATCCGCATCAACTGCTACTGGCGCACTTTCGTCTGTCACATCAAGTGTAAATGCGGCTGCGGCATCAGCGTCATCTGCCCTCGCATCCAAGAATCTGGCTGAGTCAGCGAAAACAGATGCTGAAAGCGCGGAAACAAATGCACTCGCATCTAAGAATTTGGCTGAGTCAGCGAAAACAGATGCCGAGACAGCGGCCACCAATGCGGCATCGTCAGAATCAAATGTTGCGACAAACGCTTCCACAGCTTTAACCGCGAAAAATAATGCGGAAGCAAGCGCAACTTCTGCCTCTGGATCGGCCTCAACTGCGACTACCAAAGCGTCAGAAGCATCAGATTCTGCGTCTAACGCTTTGACCTCAGAAAATAATGCGGCATCAAGCGCGTCAACAGCATCAGCATCGGAGACATCTGCACTTGCATCAAAAAACGCGGCATCTACATCAGAGACAAATGCGGCAAACTCAGCGACAAATGCGGCAGGTTCAGAGACAAATTCGGCTTCATCAGCCACAGCCTCATCAAACAGCGCAACATCAGCCACAACAGCACAATCAGCCGCAGAAGCTGCAAGAGATGCCGCATTAGCGGCTTTTGATTCGTTCGATGATCGATATTTGGGTCAGAAAGCGTCAAATCCTTCTAACGATAACGATGGCAACACACTTGTTGCAGGTACTTTGTACTTCAACACCACGACAGATGAAATGAAAGTCTATGACGGTAGCACCTGGTTGAATGCATACGCCTCGTTGTCGGGTGCATTACTAGCGACTAGTAACCTGTCTGATCTCAACAATGTCGGCACAACCAGGACTAACTTAGGGTTAGGCACAGCGGCCACAACAGACGCAAGTGCATACGCTACTGCCGCACAAGCCGACCAGACAGTAACGCTCACGGGCGCAGGAACAACGACTGTGTCAGGAACATATCCAAACTTTACAGTCACAGGGGTAGGCACTACTTACAATGTCGGAGATGGCGGCCTGACAGAGAAGAACTTTACTACTGCCTTAAAAACTAAGCTAGACAACGCAGGAACACAATCTGTTGTCACGACAGCGCCAACAAGCGCCAGTGGCTTTGCTAACGGACACGTTTGGTATGTAGTTTAAGAGGCCGTTATGACTATCAAAGTTAACGACAGCGGTACTTTAAAAGAACCCACGCAGATTTTTGTTAAAGGTGACCAGGGGACGCTTTATGGCGTTAACTATGTGGTTGCCAACAACAACGGTACGTTAGGCACTGTATGGAATGCTGTCTACGACACAACCAGAGACACCAGTACCATTTTTGGTACAGTTACAGCGTTTGACACTTCGACCAGCTACACAACGACTTATAGTACGAGCATTGGTACGAGCAACGCGACTACGACAGCGTTCAACACGACCACCACTTTTGGCACTAGCAACGCGACTACGACAGCGTTCAACACGACCACTACTTTTGGCACCAGTAGAGCGACCACCACGGCGTTTAACACCACGACTACCTTCGGCACTAGCAAGGCTACGACTACAGCGTTCAACACAACGACTACCTACGGCACGTCTCGCGGCACAAGCAGAGCAACCACAACCTCGTTCAACACGTCGTTCACCACGTCGTTCAACACGTCGCGTAGCACGTCGTTTACTACTTCGTTTAACACGTCGCGTAGCACGTCGTTTAACACACAGACACACGCACTTAGCTACCCAGGGTACAGCACAAGTAACAGGGTAGTACGTTCGTCTAGCACCTCTGGCGATTTCTCAACCTGGACATATGGCGGTACAGCCGTGGCGACGGCTCAAACAACCACCACTACCTATACGGCAGGCGGTTTTACATACCAGCGGGGCGCTCAACACAGTTCTAGTTATGATGCGACTTACGGCGTCACGACCACAAATTACCGAATTAAGAGGCTCGCCAGAACCCGTGGCACTTCTCGCACTACTACGTTCGGAACCTCTCGCGCAACCTCTCGCACCACTACGTTCGGAACGTCTCGCGGCACCTCTCGCGGCACAAGCAGAGCAACTACTACGTCGTTCAACACTGCGTTTAACACGTCGAGAGCTACTGGCACCAGCAGAGCAACCACCACGTCGTTTAACACGTCGCGGGCCACAGGCACCAGCAGAGCAACCACCACGTCGTTTAACACTGCTCGCGCCACAGGCACTAGTCGTGCAACTACTACGTCGTTTAACACTACTCGCGCCACAGGCACTAGTCGTGCAACTACTACGTCGTTCACTACGACTTTTGACACTAACAACACCACCGCGAATGACACAGGGACAAGTAGATCGACTAACACGAATCGGGATACGTCCACGGTGGTTTACGAAAGACTTACAGCAACGGGTAATGAGACCGAAGTAGGCAGTCAAGGTGCTAACAATCGCCGGTATTGGGATGGCTCACAGTGGACAGAAGACTAATGGATGACATGGCTAGGAAACTAGAAAACACGCTTGATGTAATTATGGAGCATTTTTCAGAAACAGAAGACCGTATCTCTAAACTTGAAGAGCAGATCGCTAAATTGGAAGAGAGACTTGAAGAAACTGGCTGAGAATGACGAACTTGGTAATTCCGCAGCGCACTTTTTTAAAAGCGGAAATGTACTAAGAAACAGGAAAAGCGACCAACTACTTGAGATTAAAAAGCTGTTACCTGGCACCTGGAGAGGTACAAAGATCGAATACGACCTCTGGTACAACTTCAGCGACGGCAAGATACATGGATACGTTTATACGGACTTGCTAACGAAGTTTATTTACCTAAGAGCCGCAAGTATAAAACACGCATCTCAAACTATGCAGCAAGCAGCTAACACCCAAATTAACGCAACTGGTGAGCGTCTGTTTGAGGATATTGCAGAGAACAACGAAGACAAGTATCGGTTGCGGTCTACTTCCGACAGCCACGACTTTGTGATTTTTCTCCCAGGCACGAACATATTAGAAAAGGTTACCGACTGGCCGAAAATCGAAAGAGCAATGGCCCAGGGCGCGAAGCTGAAGTGCCACCCGCTCACGTCGCCAACTGTGTATCAACACCTGGTACACAAGTACGGCGCAGAGAATGTTATTGAAAAGAAGAAAAGCGGAAAATCGATATTAGAACGAGCAGGAATAGT